TAATCGCTCCAGACCAACCCATTATCCATAAATATATTCTTAACATCATTTTTATCCTGTCTCCTTTAAATTAAATGCTAGTGATATTCTTTCTCCTTTTGATTTAAATGGCTCAACAAAGTGGTATAAATCTTTTGGAAAAATAAAAAAGTCTCCAACTTGTGGGACAAAAGTTTTATAGTTAATAAAATTTTCTGCACCTTGTCCTACTAAAAAAGTTAAACCACCTGGTTTTGATGCAGTGCCTATGTGTTTGTCCTGTTCTTTTTTTAATTTATCAGGTATTTTTAAAAACATTACAGCAGACCAATCACATTTTGTATGACAATGAATAGGATTATATTCACCTGCCACCATAGTATTTACCCAGGCCGTTTCTATTCTATACGGTTTTATTTTGTCTCCATACCAATGCTGATAGACTTGTTCAAAACATGATAGATAAGGATCTATAATTTTTTTAAATTTAATTAAATCCTCAAAAGTATGTTCTTTTTTGATATGCCCGGCTAATCTACTTCTATGATCTAGTTTTTTACTTCTTTGATTTAATTTAAATATCTTTACTATATCCTCATTAAAAACTTTAGTTCTAAATAACAAAGGTCCAAAATAATAAAAATTTGATTCTATTTTCATTCTAATGCCATGGCCTCTCTGTATTCTTGTAAACTAACTATTTTACCATTCATAATTTTTTTGTCAGTATAATGTTCTAATACTTGTGTAATTTTTGGTAACTTTGTGTGAGCCCAGGGCCAAATCAATGAACACACATAATAGGCATCCCTAAATGTGCAGCGCCATTTATATTGTTTCAGATATGGCGTGCCATCTTTACGTAAACCTTTTCTGGGTTTATAATTAAAAGTTCCACATCCTAATATCTCGTGCACCCATCGGACAACAGACTCATCGGTCATGGTTATCTCCATACTAATACGCCATGTATTTGCAATTCTATAACCTTTACCTTTGTGTTTCTTTTTTTTCTGTTTTACTCTTTTGTAATAGATGCTGCCCTCACCATCAAAAAGTCCTGCAATGTAAGCTCTATCAGTTTCTGGAATCATTTGTAAAAACCCATTTTACCAAAGCTGTTGACGGATCATATCCATCAAATTTTATTTTAGTGCAGCCTGTTAGAAGGCCCGTCATCAATAAGATCATCAGTAATCTCTTCATAAAATTCTCCCTCTGAATCACAGTCCCAACACTGATGGATTTCGCTTCTATCTCTAAAATCTACTGCAGGATCCCCATCAATTTTTGCAACTCTGATATACCCATTTCCATGACACGTGTCACAGATATGCACTTTTATTCTACCCTTTTTTAATTTTGCCATTTAATTTCTTTGCTTTCTCGTTCGCAATTGACTCAATTGTTTTTGCTATAGATAATTTTGCATCGGGCAATAATACCTTTGATAACTTATCTAATGTAGCGTATGTTTCTTTTGTTAGAGAAACATTTTTGTATTTACTCATGTCTGTCATAAGTGTTTCCTTTCATAATTAATAACCAATATATAGGTGATTTTATAGGATTGTCAATGAAAATTTTAATGAGTTTAATAATTTGTTCTAGCGTTGCTGGTGAGTGTATGCCTCCTTTTGAGTGGCCTGAAACGTTTAATACAAAGTATGATTGTCTACATTTTGGTTATGAAGAAGCACAAAGAAAATTAGAAGATATAGGCCGTGAGGATATTAATAAATACGGCATGTATATTAAGTTTACTTGCGCACCTGTTGACACAATTTGACAATGTGGCAAGATCATGGTATGGGGAGATATCTTCTCACCATTACCTACCCTTACTTTTATCCCTCTTTAGGGTAGGTGTTTCTTGGTTCCACACCCACAATAGTACAACTGCAGGTAGTAATAAAATACTATTGACAAATACAGCCAAAAAGAATTCCACTATCGTCCTTCATTACATGCACGTTCCATGGTTCGTGATACGTGGTCAGATGTAATCGTAGTATATCACAAAGATCAAAACAATCAGCATCAGCAAGAAGCTCGACACCTTCTATCATTTCTTTAGTGACAGATATTAGATTATACAATCCGTCGTTTAATAATATCAGATCCATTACTTGTACCCAAAGTTATTATTTTTTTAAAACTAGGAGCCGATATGTTTAAGTCTACACCGTACGATCTCCATTGTTTTTTCATAATATTTAACTCTAACAATAAAGTCGAGTATTGTTTTTGAGATATGCCATCTGTTTTTATAGTTATAGTTTTTTCTTTCATTTTTCCTTTCTGACGGGTTTTAAAACCCTCTAATTTATAATGATTAGTCATGTATTTTTATGATACCAATTAAAACTCAAACCATACCTAATTTTATTAGTCGTGTTTCTTTCATTTTTATGTAACAAAAAACTTGAAAACAAAGCAAAATTACCCGGTTCACACTCTAAAGTTTCATTAATTTCCGGAAAAAATAATTTTTGTGAGTGTTTTGATAACATTATAGCCCCAGATATTACTCCTGGTATATGACTATGTTTTCTGGTGTAATGAGAAAAACCTTGCTTAAATCCCCATGCGTCTGCTAATTGATATCCTTTATTATCAGTTAAATTTTTTGCGTCTATTAAATCCATAAAATTACAAAGTATTACAAACAATTTTTTATCTTTTAAAAAATATCCATAAGATGTCATTTCACTTAATAAATTAGTTTTAAAATTTAAATTTTCTTTTTGTTTTATTCCTTTCTCAATCTCTTTTATAAAATATTTAGTATCAATAGGCACCTTGC